CACTTGTAGAACTAGAAATATTATCAGGCAATTTAAAACCAAGACTATTATTTGAGAATAGACCTTTCAAAGCTATGCCAGTAGAAAAGCTACCACCAAGCAAACCAGAGGGCAAACTACCAACAGGAAGACCAAGCCTTTCAGCAATTTTAAGATCATGTGCATTATTAGCAACCCTTGACTGACTCTCAAGAACATCCTGAAGAATCTTTTTATCTTCATTACTTAAATGTTCTTTTTGAGCAACCTTATAAGCAATCTCTTCATTTGTAAGTTTAGTATTAGTTTTTAAATTGTCAAGTTCAGCCATAAGATAAGAACCATAAGTCTCACCCTTGATATTATTCAAATTAGTTAAAGACTTTTGATAACTAGCATCAGCAAGATATACACCTACTTGAGCCTTCTTAACATCCTGTTCATTTTTAAATCCTTCAGCAAAAACACCATTAGAAAGATTCTGACCTTCAGCTTCAGCATTGTATTTTGAAGCAAGAGCATTAGAAGTTTTAAGGTCCTGTTTTAACTTAGCAAGATTAAGAATAGCACCAAGCTTATCAATCTTTTGCATCTGATAGTCATTATGAGGAGCTGTTGTAGCTGTAGTTGAGGCAGGACTTCCAGCAGCAAGAGTCTGAGAAAGACCTGCAGCTTTCATATCTGCAGCACCTCTTTGAACAGCATTATCCTCACGCTCACGAATTATTTGATTTTCTCTTTCCTGAAAAGCAATATTTTCAGCAGCAATCTGTCTATTAGTTTCATTAGCAGTATATGCACCACCACTGAGAATATCAGCAAGACCACCAGATTTAGTAGGATCATCAAAAGCATCAGTAATATAATCAGTTGCTTTCTGAACTAGAGGAATATTATCATACAAATATTCTCCAACATCACTAAAAAAATCACCAATACCGTTGAATACATTAGAAAAAAAACCCATAGATTTTTCCTTATTTCATCACCATTCTAACCGAAAGGTGTCACTTGCACCTTACTATTCAAGTTATAAGAGTGCAAGTTCGTTTTGCGATAAAAACGAATCCACACAAGAGGTGGATGATTTCATGTGTGTAGTATGATGCATAAGTTATGTATAGCTTACGGTAAGACCGTAACGCTAGATAAATAAATCTATCGCTAACGGTCTCACCTACCTATGCACAACTTACGCACAAACGGACACACAATCAATCATCAACTTTAGTGTCCGTTTTAACGACATCATCTGAAGGAACCATTGAAACAGATTTTTCAGACTCAGCCTTAACTTTACGAGAATTTAATTCTTTCTTATAAGCATCAAGCTTCTGATCACGAATAACAGGATCTTCTTCAAAAACACTCATAGCAGGAAGAGTTTCATCTTCCTTAAGGTCCTCAAGCTTGTATTGACCTCTTGTTAAAGCAGCTGCTCTAAAAGCCATAAGATTCTGACCTTCCTGAATCATACGCTGAACCATCTTTGTAGAATCAACATAAGAAAGCCTATCAACATGATCATGCTCATCAAGTTTAGAGGGCTTCTGTTTCAGAGCATCATAACGAGTATAAAATTCCATATTTAAAAACCTCCATAAACATGGTCAACAAGACCGGGAACACCCATTTCAGGAATAGGAAGATAAGCATCAATAAGACTTGACCATGAAACCACAAATTCATCCTCATTCTGAACAGCAAATACATGATTAAAATCTGAATCCTTAATCTGAATAAAGTCTGAATTAAGATGCGGTCTATTAGCAAACTTACGAGCCATAGCATAATAACTGAGCTGTTCTCTTACAGCACCAGTGACCATATTCTGTTTGCATCTCATTTCATTCCATGCAGCCTGATAACCAAAAATTTCATTATCAAGAACATCAGTAGTAGGATCATAATCAAGATCACTAGGACTCTTACCATCAACGTACAGCTGAGCATTATAGATGCCAAATTCTGACAAGTAGGCTAGAGCAGGATTATAAAAGTCAAAACGAGTCTGTCTAAGCCACTGCCTGTTAATACCTTGCTGATATATGGGTTTAGGTCTAATAGAAACCATTGTCATAATCAGACCATGCTCAAGGACACGATAATTACCAATCTTCTGGATAGCATCAGCTTTACCAACACCACTCTTATTACCCTGAGGAGTTTTCTGAGTACCACCTGAACCTTCAGTTCCACTAGTCTGCATAAGAGGACTAATAGAAATGGGAATCACGCAACCTCCAATATATTCAGGTCTATCAAGTCTAGCATCTGTAGGATGAGCTGCAAAGTTAGCACTAAGCCATTCTGTATATCTGTAACCAGACCTCATAGCAAGTTCCTGCATCCTCTGAATAGCGAAAGCAAGCCTCATATCAGACGGAGTAAATGTAGCAGTACCTACATTAGACAAATCAACAGAAGCCTTAATACCATTACCAGCTTTAGCAACTGTTTCACCATCAGTAGAGCCGTATAAAAGAAAATTAGAATTTAAAGGTGAAGTAGTACCCTGAGGAAAAATACCAACATAACGATAAGAAGTAGTATCAATAAACGGAGATGATGAATTAACAGAAGTGAAAACAGCACTAGCAGAACCAGTAAGATCAACAGGCATAGCAGGAGCAGTTCCTCTCTGCTGTGATTCAAGAGCAGATGTAAAATAATCCTTTTTAAAAGAAACAACAAAAAGAGATTCTTCATCAAGAGAACGCTCACTCTGAAGATCCTCGTCTCTATAGAAAGAATTTACAATAAAATTATATGCCCTCTTAGGAGCTATAGAAACATCAAGAACGTCGCTAGCAGGACAAAGAGGACTCCAACCAGTACCAGAAACAAATTCCATTGGATTTCCGATATAATCCCATATCTTTTTAGAACTGAAGCCAGTATCAGTAAAACTAGGATGCCAACTAGGTAATGCAGTGTCATAGTCTCCATCTTTACCTCCGGTAATAAACTTTTCCCAAATAGGCTGACCATCTTCAGCATCAACACCATAAAGAAGTCTAAAAGGAACAAAAAAGACATGTGCAAAAATCTGAAGATCAGACATAAGAGGAGCGACCAGTGGCATAACCTCAGCATGACAAAAAACTTTCATTTTCCACACAGAACCTGGATATACCTCATCACACTGTAAGGGGTACAGGTATCCGATTGACATAGAGGTTGTATTTGTATAAGACAAATCAAACCTATTAAGAGCAGGATGATTACCTGCAACTCCGTCAAAAATCCTTGACATTTTACCTCCAAAAAAAAAGGGACACTACAAATCAGTGTAGTGTCCCAAAATCAAAAACCAAAACAGGAAAAAATTAAACCTGTTTATCCTCTTTAAATCTTGCAATCTGAAGAGTAAATTTAAAACTCTTAGAATTTTCAAGATAATCAGCTAACTCATTAGTATCATGAACAATTTTTTCTTTAGTTAAAAAATCGTCACCAACTTTAACAGTATTTTTAACAACAATATACTTAATCATCATAATCTCCAATAACAATAGTAACTGCATCAGAAAATTCTCTAATAATAGAACACAGCTCAAGAAAAACATTTTTATATTTCTTATAATCCTCTTTATAAAGCTTATCCAAAACCCTATTAATAGGAACAGAAATATCATCATTAATAAAACTTAAAATAATACTATTCTGACCATCAACCATAATTACTCAACCTCCACAGGAATCCATTTAGCATCTATTGAGGCTTCAATAACTTCGTCAAAAGTCTCAGGCATCAAAATTGCATCTGGAATATAAACAAGCTTCAAAGAATCTCTAGAAAACTGTAACTTTTCATTACTCTTAAAAGTAGAATCAAGTATTTTTTTTGCAACATCAGAATTAATAGCTGAAAAATTACCGACAACAGATTCTGTCAAAGTATCAATAACAAAATAAGTAAACATTTTCTTCATAATTTAAATTTCTCCTGTTAATTTTCGACCAGTAAGTCGCTTTGATTCCTTATACAAAGCTAACTTCATACGTTGCCTGAAAAAATCACTCAGGCTAGTTCCCTTAGCGTTTAGATCATCACAAAGACTTTTATAATCAAGTTTTTGCATAAACACTAACCAACTTTGAGAATACTCCTTCAATTTACCAATAGAAGTTAAATACTTTCTAAAAGTCTTAGGAATACCATACTGAAAACTTTTACCATCTTTACCTTGCCAATTAATAAACGGATGATTGTCATCAATATACTTAAGATTATCAAGCAACCATTCAAAACCAAGGTACTGAGAACAACGCATAAACTCAGGAAGTTTTCCTGTTATATACTGTTTATCTCCGTAAAGCTTCTTCTGAATATAACCTGCAACATAGCCACAAGTATGAACATTAAAAGGCTTAAGTTGTACAAAACCTTTTTTCCACTCTTTTTCAAATAAAACTTCATTAGCACGATTACACTCAACACCAAAAAGTAATATATGAAGATGTGGTCTATTTCTTAAAGTTCCATACTCTCCGACGGCGTAGTATTTAAATCCGACTCGACGCTCAAAGTAAAGACCAGATTCTCCGTTTTTAATGAAGTTGTGTTCTTCACCGATTTCAAACTTTCGCAACCGCTTAAGATAAAGAGTGAGATCACGAGAGACAAGAGTAGGAACACGCACTTCTCCTGAATACTCAGGTAATTCTTCCAAATCCTTTTCATTTAAAAACAAGCGTGAATCAACATAAGTCATAGGAAGATTATCATTATTATATGTAAGTGTTAAAAACGATATATTGTTCCAATAATTAGACTCCATAGTAAGCCTTAAAGCCCACTCAGAGGTTCTGTGTATTCTACAATTTATACATTTCCCACACCTAACACGTAAAAATTCTTTCTTACTTCCGACTTCTTCAACAGGCAAAAACAAAGGCGTAAGGCAATCATTGTACTTTCCAATCATCTACAGACGGATTCCGCCTCTAGGCTTGAAAACGTGCTTGATGCGTTTACTCTTTTTACGCCTACGACTCAAACCGCACCTCCTATAAATAAAGAGGACGCAGTTAAATTAGAACTAAGAAAATCATTACACTTATCGTCTAAATGTATCTTCTGTCAAATTCTAAAAAACAACTGCGTCGCTTAATAACACTACAATTACATTATATACAAATAAAAAAGCATGTCAAATAAAATTTTTACCAGACATAACCACCACCACTTGTAGAACTAGAAATATTATCAGGCAATTTAAAACCAAGACTATTATTTGAGAATAGACCTTTCAAAGCTATGCCAGTAGAAAAGCTACCACCAAGCAAACCAGAGGGCAAACTACCAACAGG